AACGCCTCTAATGCCGGTTCGCTCGGGTATGCCTGTGCGTTTGCAATCTGACCACTGTAGCTCGTACTGTCCACTACGTCCTGGGCCATGCCGCTAAAATGAAACTCATGAAAGTCACCGTTGATTCGAATCTGCATCTCATCCACGGCGGCCCCGCAGAGCACTCTCTGTGCAGCCGTCGCTGGAGCCCAGTAATCGTATATGCTGACACTTGGCAGCTCCGTCGCTGGAATGTAGGTGATGGTGGCCCCCAAGCTGGCTCCCGCTGATGGGGTAACGGTGAATGGCACATTCAGCTGGATGTTCGATGGATCCAATACCGCAGCTACAAACCGCACTTCCCCGCCCGACGACACCGCTTGTCCCACCTGCAATCCGTGCGGACTCGAAAACCCGATCTGACCGGACGCTGTGCCCGTAGCCACCGTACCCCCGCCGGAACTTAAGGGCGCGCCGCCCAATGCCGCCTGAAACAACGGGCCGTAACAAGGCCCCCCGATTGTGGGCTGCCAGGTCGCTAGGTAAGTCTGCAACTCGAACTGGGTTCTCCGGCGGCCGCCCGTCGGTAAACCCGCGAATGTCCGGCTCCCGGTTTTATCCCTTCGATTCGTCACTTCCTGCTGCTGGCGGATCGTGAGCTTGACAGCTGGAATCCGGTTGCTTCCCTGAATCGTCGCCGCCTGTCCATACGCGCCCTCCAGCGCCGTATAAAAGCGGTTCGCATTTGAAGAAATATATGCCATACTAACTGACGCTCACTCCAATCTCGAACGTGACCTTGGCCACTTGGATGTAATTCAGCCCCCCCTGCTTTACCGCCCCGTACGCGACCTGGTATCCGCCGGCGTAGTACATACCACTGCCCCAATCGCCCCGGTTCTCGTCGAGCACCTGCGTCACCGCGTCTGCGCATAATTCAAGACCCTCTTGCAAACCCTCTAGGCGGTCTTGCGAATGCCTCATTTCCGCCGTAACCTGCACTGTCCCCGAGAAAGTCCGGAATTTCTCCGTCAGGCTATTTATTACCTTTTCTCCGTACACCAGTAACAGCGGATATCGCAGCGTCTCTCCCCGTTCCGTCACGTCCACTGTCGCATTCTGAGACCGTATTTCCACGGGACCAGGATCCACCGCGCTCGACTGGGCAGCGCTGCGCAGATTCGTCAGCCGAAGATTGATACCCTCCGGACCTGCGAATAGATCCCGCACTTTCCTCGTCGCTATACTTCCGATCTTGGCCATCTCAACCTCGCTGAATTAGCGGTGGCAAGGTCCGCTCATAGGTTGGGTTTTGTCCGGACCCCGGCGGGCGCCCCGAAGCATCTACCGGACTCTGCTGGAGCCAAACCTGGCCCACGCCGATCGGCGCCGTATTCTGCAGCCTCAAAGCACTGGGATCTGTGCCGGCGAACACGTTCCACCCGGTCACTTCCCGCGGGGCTGTCCCGGGACTCACGACAAATGTGGTGCCCGACGTGGTCACTGCCGACGGATCTGAACTTAGTCCCTCTTCCCCGGCTGCATTCACCCAGGCCATCGCGACATAATACGCGCCGTCGGGAATCGTTACTCCTGATGGCGGCACGGTTGATATCACGGAAAAGCCCGCGGCCTTCGGAACCGGAGTCTGCGCGACTCCGATTCCGATCAATGCGAGCTGCTCGTACGCCCAGGTAGCCATTTGATGGAATTGATCGCGTTTCCCAGCATACCGGTCGTTGAGCTGGCTGTTATAGGAATCGCGATATACCAATTCCAGTGACTTGTAGGAATGCCAGAGCTTCAGCGCCGGAGTCACCACGATCGAGTTCAGCCTCGGTGGACCGCTTATCCAAAGCCACTCCTCGCGATGGTCGGATCGCTTCAGTTGGGCTGCGAGTTCCAATCCCAACTCCTGGTGCGCCAGGGCCAGTTTTTGCGTGATGTCGATTCCCTCCACGTTGGCTATCTTGAGAAGTTGCGAATCCAGCGCCGCCAGATCCTCCACCGTGGACGGTGGGCCGTCACTGAATAGAGCCATTCGCCTACTCCTGTTCCAGTGCCGCTCGCAGCCGGTTCAGTTCCGCCGCCGGAATTACGGTTAGCGAAACCTTTGATGCCGCCAATTCCCGGTCCGCCTTCTCCTTCGCTTCCGCGCGTGCCCGCCGGAATTCTGCCGCAATGTCAGCGGCCACTACTGAAGCCGTGCCGTCCACTACCATCTTCGCGGCCACGCCCTTCGGCACTTCCGTGCACACTCCCGCCTTTCCCCCGTCCGGCGTCGCACAGCTCACAACCACGACATCGTCTTCCGTAAGAGTCTTCCGCGTTTCGCGGATCCGTTCGTAATAGATTCGTAAGTCCATATCTCGCTCCCGTTCCGGCCGGTCTTCTGGCATGCGGTGGGACGGTCGGCCACCCGATCCGTCCCACTCTCGCATCCTATGTGTTGACCTGCACCCCCGATGAATTACGCAGGATTCCGCTGCCGTACAGTACGTCAACTGTGAATTGCTGCGCCAGCGTATTCGGCTGGTAGCTCATCACCACGCGCATTCCGAAGTTGCCCAGCTCCGCATACTCCGCGATCGCCCCCGTGCCGGGCAGCGGTTGCGGCAGCCGCCGGATCACCAGGCCCATCGCATCGCGCGCGAAAGCCAGGTTATGGGTATTCACCGGATTGCTGCCCGTCTTCGCCACGAACTGCGACCGGAAGACGAAGAAGTCTTTGACCTTTCCGATCGTGCCCGAAACCAAAGCCCGCAGGCCCGCGTCACCGGCCGTCTGAAATTCGCTGAATCGTGGAATCTGCCGCCACGCCGAATACGCCGCCGCATCGACCACCATGAATTTCTGGTCGGTCTGCGGGATCTTTGACAGAAACAACGCAGTTTCCGCCGCGTCGATCGTCTGCTCGGTAATCGTCGTGCCTGCCGTGCCCACCGGTGTGTTCGCCGTGAACCCGGCGTACAGGTTCAAGAGATCCGTCTCGATCTTCTGCGCGATCGCGGCTACCGCCGGCTGCATGTAGATCTTCAGAAGATCCGGTACCGCCAGGCACTTCGTCACATCGGGAATCTGAAAGCTGGATTCCACGTGTGTGTTCAGCACAATCTGCGCGTTCCCAAGATTCGGGTTTTGCAACTGCACCGTTCCGCCCTCAGCCAGGTTATTCGCTGCCATCTGCGGCGGAATCGGGACATTTACCGTGTCCCCGTGCTGCGCCAATACCGGTTCATAATCGCGATTGACAAGGTTCCCCATCACCAGGTTCCCGACCAGCGTCGGCAATGCATCCGCCGCCACCAGTTTCACAATCGCACTTGCAACGTTTGTTGAAGTAATCGCTCCCATTCAAACTCCTTATTCGTCCTGATTTTTCCTAATTGCTCCGCCGGCCTCGACCGGCATAAGTTACAGGCCTCGTAGGGTCTGCGACGCCACGCGCACGATTTCCTCCCGCACCCGTTGCATCTCCTCTGCGTTCATGCCTGGGCGGATGCGATCGATGCTTACCGACTCGTTTCCCGCCTGTGGCGCCTTGAGATTTCCCGTCATCCCGGTTCCTCCCACAATCCGGGCTGGCAGAAACTCCGGATTCTCTTTCACGAACGAAGTCAGATACTCCCGAATCCCGGTTTCCCCGTTCTCCGTTCTCGCGATCAATCGGCCGTCTTCCGTTCTCACCACGCCGTCTTGCACCGCTTTGAACGCCAAGTCGACCTTGGCAACTCCTAGCCGCTGCAATTCGGACCGGATCATCGAATTTCGCTCTGCCTCTTCAGCCTTAATCCGGTTTTGTCGGTTTTCCTCGGCCAATTGGTTGAGTCGCTTCTCCATGGACTCGCGGCGCTTCCGCTCCTCCATCAACTCCGCCTTATATGCCGGCTCGCTCTTCGCCTGTTCGCTGTTCACAAACTCTTGAATCGCTTGCCGCACAATTGCCTGTACGTCGATTCCTTCCATATCCCTCCAAATGCGCAAGCGGTCCATAGCGGCCGCCATTGCTCGTCAAGTTCCCATCAGCTACGGCAATACTGGACCGTTCAAACCATCCAGCGCCCTGGGCTCATTCTGCTCAATCTCCTCCACAACCTTGCTCTTGATCTCCGGATGCGCATCGTGCAGGTACTTCAGTGCCAGACGCTTGAATATTTCTTTCGTCATCGTCTGCGACTGGATGCCCAATCTCAATAACTTCTGTACATCGTCCACTTCGGTGCCGAACTCGTCGATATCAAAATCGTCCAGTCCCGTCACCTCCACGCGGATTTCGTCCCGCCGGGCCGTCACTACCGCTCGCAGCACCTGGCTCATCGACTCCTTCACCGCCGACCCGTAAGCCCGCAGCACCTCTTCCGTTGTGATGTAATCCAGTTGCTTGCTCAGTCCCGATTGGTGCGCTCCCGTTCCACTCGCCGTCCCCGATTGATTCATGAGGTAACAGACGCGGTAGATCTCATCCTTGAGCTGCGTCAGGTTATCTGCCGCGATTTGATAAACCTTCCCCTCGGGTTCGGTCCAACCAAACCGGTCGTCCTTTCCTAACTGGATGTAATACGTTTCGCCTACTACCGACTTCCATTCACGGTCGGAATATACCACCGGCATCGCGAATAGCCCCATAGTCAGCGCCCAAGAAAGCGCATTCGACTTGTTGAAGTGTTCGAGCTGCAATAGGGCTGCCTTGTTCATAAGCCACAGGCCTTCGGGCACTCTCATCTCGAAGACCGGTACGCGATGTGCCCCGGCCAGGCAGTGCGTCCCTTCATCCACCAACTCGATCGCGCCGTCTTGATTGCCTCTCCGGTAAACCTGATAGTTCTCGCGATCGTAATAGACCCATCGCGTTTCCTTCTCCCACTTCAAGTCGGTAACCTTGGACTGCCTCAAACACGAGCTCCGAATCACGATCCAGTCCAACCCGCCCCGGTCGTCACGGTTCCAGTTGATAACCTCGTCGGGGCCG